ATTGGCGTCAGGAAGTTAGCGAAGACGTTTTTATCTCAACGAATAACTACACTAAATGAGATGGCTATGAGTAATATGGTTGAACCAAACAGTCGATTAAAAGCAATCGAGCAACTAACTCGCATAGCAGGGTTGGACCGTGACACCGGGCAACAAAAACAAGGTGGTGTGGCCGTGCAGATTAACTTTGGTCCTGACATGGGCCGTGCGCTGACACACTTGGGCGACGCCCAGACATTCAACATATAAGGCACCTATGCGCGGAGTAGACTTTAATTTCTCGGAATATCCCACCCTGCTGGCGCTGGTACAAGACCCCAGCTTTATGCGCGTGGTGGTTGGCCCTGCTGGTAGCGCCAAGACATCCGGGCTGGTGGCGTACACGCTGTATCTGGCCATGCAGCAAAAGCCAGGCAATGACAAGGTGCGCCGGGTTCGCACGGCCATCTTGCGCCAGACATACCAGCAGTTGGTCAAGGCCACTGTCACCACGCTGCGCACGATATTGGGGGGTGTGGCCACCATCACTGACGGCAAGCCTCCAACGGGTTTTGCCCGGCTGCCCCTGCCAGATGGCACCACGCTCGAATGGGAGCTGATGTTCTTCGCGCTGGACTCGGCCAACGCCCGCGACGATGCTCTCGGTATGGAGTGCACAAACATGCTGGTGGACGAGATCAGCTCAGTCACGGACGAGGAGCTGCTGCAGTTGTTTATGTCTCGTATTGGGCGATACCCGTCGTTGACCTACGGCGACAGGAACGACTTTATCGCCACGTGTTTGGCGGCTACAAACGGGCCTAAGGAAAACCACTTTCTGGCAGACTATAATAGTGGCAAGCACAAGGAAAAGTTTGACGCTATAGCAGAGCAGATAGGTCGTCCGTACTTTAAACTGTTCCAGCAACCGCCAGCGCTTGTTTTGCAGGCTGACGGTACCTACGCGCCCAACCCAGCAGCAGAAAACGTAAAGAATCTGCCGGGCGGGTATGGTTACTACTTTGCACAGTTAAACAACAGTGCAGATCACATTGAAGCATATGTAATGGGGCGGTTCGTGCCACTGTCAACTGGACAGGTGGTGTACCGCAACTTCAGGCACAACCTCCACGTTGTCCAGCAGGCAAAGTTCATGGCCCAGTGGGGCAAGAAAGGACGCATCGGTTTATCTTTTGACTTTGGGCGCACACCAGTGTGTCTGGTCTGGGTGGACCGGCCCGGGGGAGGCATCGTGATCGTTGATGAGTTCATGGCCGAGGACGTGTCGATCGACGGGCTGTGGGCCAACGTGGTACGGCCCGGTTTGATGGAACGGTACCCAGCGTGTATAGCCGGGCGGGAGGGGTTCACCACAGGGGACCCTGCGGGCGCTGATGAAACCCAGGCAACTGACCAGTCGCCTTACTCGGTGCTGACGGGGCATGGCCTGAGCATCGAGTTCCCGGGGGATGGCCGCAAGGACCGGTTGGAGCCGCGAATAGAGGCGGTGCGCCAACGCCTGTCGCGCTTGGACGCGATCACTGGCGAGCCCATGCTGCAGATCACGGACAACTGCACGTTCCTGATCAGCGCACTGATGACCACATACGTGTATCAGGAGATCAAGGGGGCCAAGGGTTCGTTCTCGGATGTGCCTGTGAAGCACCATCGTTTTTGGTGCTCAGATTTGGCAAACGCCGTTGAGTATTTGTGTCTCTACCGTAGGGGAGAGCTGGAACCCGCGATGCCTGTCGGAGCGAAGCGTGCAGCGCCCCCACTGCTCGGTGGCTAACCCCCCGTCTAATATACTTGACAACAAATAAAAGTGAGGGCACACTTAGCCCCCATGAATGAAGACGGCGAAGTCCTAACCAAAAAGCAGCAGCGCAAGCGTGAAACCACGAATGCGCTGGCCAAGCTCGTGAGTGAGCGATTCAAGGCTGCATCGTCGGCCCGTCAAGCCTCTGGCGTGACGGAGATGATGACCATCTGCAAGCGGGCATCCCTGAGTCAGCCACTGACTGGCGTTCACTCGGACCCCAACTTCCCCGTGGTTTTTTGCGTGACAAGCTCCATCACGCGTGGCCTGATTGCTGTCCTCAACGACACACTCACTGCCTCTGCAGCGGACCTGTTCACACTGTCCCCAACCACTGACCCGGCCCTGACCCCAGAGGCTGAGGACTCCATCGTTGGTGCCCTTGAACAGCAGCAGATGGCCATGCTCAGTCTGGGTATGCAGCCCAGTGAGACGGAAACCCAAGCGGCTGCCCGACAGCTCCTGGCCGCAGCGAAAACTGCAGGCAATGAGCAAGCTGCCATGGCAGCAGACAACCTGAAGATGATGATCAAAGATCAGCTCCAGGAAAATGGTTTTGATGCAGCCATCCGTGAGGGCATCCACGACTTCGTGAGTTCCGTGGCCATGGTCATCAAGGCCCCATCCCCCCGCCTGAAGAAGTCCAAGACTTGGCAAAATGGCCGCTTGGCCTTCGTGGATGAGGTGGTGCGCGGTGTTGAGCGCATCGACCCTGTGAACCTGTATCCCGCCCCCAACGCAGTGGACCCGCAGACTGCGGACTATCTGGTTGAGCTGCGCCAAGTGTCCCCCAACGAGCTGGCCATGCTGGCTGCCCAAGAGGGCTATGACACCGTGGAGATTTCCCGTGTGTTTGACCTGCACCCAGAGGGGTTCAAGGTCACTGATGATGATGCCAACACCAGCTTGCTGCGTGAGCCTGACCAGAACACCGACATCCTGACCACCAACACCAAGCCGTATGGCTATCAAGTGCTGTGCATGTATGGCCGGGTGCGCGGGGCACTGCTCAAGGAATTCGGCATTGAGGGTGTGGAAGACCACCTGCACTACGATGCAGAGGTGCTCACCATCAGTGACTGCGTGATCCGTGCGGTTTTGAACGCTGACCCAGCAGGCAAGCGGCCATTCTATGTGACCAGCTATGACCCTGTGTATGGGTCATTCTGGGGACGGTCCCCAACTTCCCACCTGATCCCCCTGCAAAGGGCTGCCACCAGCATCTTTGTCTCTATGCTGGCTGACCTTTCCATGGCCGGTATCCACGTGGAGGTTGACCCCTCACGCCTGCACGATGATGACCACTTGGAGCGCGATGTTGTGCGCCCCCGCATCGCCCGTGTGGTGAAGGCCAACCCAGCAGGCAATGCCAAGCGGGCCTACGACATCTTTGAGGTCACACCGAACACTGGTGTGTTCCAGAACCAGCTCGACAAAATCGTCGAACGTACCTACGAAGTGACCGGCCTGCAGCGGTTTGCCATTGGGCAGACTACGGGTGTTGGCACGGTCGGAAGGACCGCTGGGGGTCTTGCCTCGCTTCTAAATCAGGCCTCCAAAGGCATCAAACAGGTAATGCGAAACCTGGAAAACGACATCATTGCTCCGGTGGTCCAGCACTACGTGGACTATGAGCTGATGTGGGGCGACATCGCCGCTGAGTTCCGTGGGGATGTCAGTGTGCAGGCCAAGGGCCTCACAGCCGTGGCCGAACAAGCGGGACAGTCTGAGGACCTGCAGTGGGCGTTACAGTCGCTCAGTTCCGTCATCGACAAAGTCGATCCAGCTACCGGCCAGACTTTCATTCCCGCTGCTGCCATGCCACGCCTGCTCTACAGTCTGTTCAAGGCCAAGGGCATCCCCACTGCGGGTATCTTCCCGGCCAACTTCGAGTCTACAGCCGTGCTGTCGGGCGAGCAGGCTGCAGGCATGCCCACACCGGACGTTCCGGGGCTTGATGGGCGCAGCCAGACCTCGATCAACTCCATTCAACAATCCAACGACATCATGGGTGTCGGTGCAGGGGCATAAACCATGGCCATTCGTAAAAAAACAGTCAACTACCGGGTCGATGGGTGTGCGTGCCAACAAGGCTACGTGAACATTGGTGACTGCGATGACGACAATGTCTATGACAAGGACGGCGCGGTCGTTGCTGGTGCGGTAATCACCGCTGCCGGTGACTGCCCTCAAGAAGTGGTGATGGTGTGCGATCCGAACACACCCCCGCCTGAGC